GTATTCTTCGTAACGCTTATACTTCTTACGAGTACCTTAACAACTTACAGGCTATTGAGGCCATTGCGGTTGAACGAGAGTTGGCGGGTATTCCTGTCGCTCGTATTCCCGCTGAGTATCTTTCTGGTGACGCTTCTGCTTCTCAGTCAGGATTTGTACACAACTTGCAGCAAATCTTACGAGACGTTAAGTTCAACGAGCAAGGTTACATTATACTGCCATCCGACACCTACCCCGATAAAGATGGAGCCCCTTCCTCCACTAGATTAGTTGACATTGAGCTTATGGCATCCAATGGTAAACGCAACATTGACATTAACCCAATCGTTAGTCGTTACCAGCATGACATTGCCCGTTCCGTACTTTCTGAGTTTCTTCTGCTTGGTTCCTCCGGGGGTTCATACGCCCTCTCCAAGTCGAAGACAGACCTGTTCCTCCGTGCGCTTGAGAGTTACATCCAAGCAATCGTAGATGTTCTCAACAAACAGTTGGTCGAGCGTCTTTGGCAGTTGAACGGTCTGAATTATGACCTAATGCCAACTATCGAAGCTGGTGATGTTGCTCCCCACGATCTCCGTGAAGTTGCAGCTTTCTTGCGTAACCTTAATGGCGCAAACATTGACGTAAGTAGTCACCCAGAGGTTATCAAAGACCTTATGGACATTGCTGACTTAGACTATGATCCTGACGCTGGTGTTCAAACCACACAGGAACCCCAACAACAACAGGAAACTGAATAATGGCAACATTAAATAATCGTGTGTTCGACAATGGCCTGACCGTTCTTGACACAGAAGCAAATGAAATTCATGTAACTTCTCAAGAAGCAGCATCTTACTTGGAAGCTACAGATACCTATTCCCTTGGTGACTCTAGTTCCTTGACCGTTTCTGCTCCGCAGGATCGCACAGGTGGTGGTCGTGAGGTTGTCGTGGCAGCTATTACCGATGGTGCTATCTCCACTAACGGTACAGCAACTCACTACGCCCTCGTGGACACAGCAAACAGCCGCCTTCTCGTGACGGGTTCTTTGACAGAAAGCCAAGTGGTTACTTCTGGCAACTCTTTTGCCCTCGCTTCATTTAACATCGGCATCCCTGACCCAGCTTAATAAGAAAAACCCTGTTATACTAACAATGAACTCCAAGAGGACAATCGCAAATGGTTAAATTGGTAAATAAAGCCAAAATGGATACCGCTACCACGGGTACTGGCACCATAACTTTAGACGCTGCTTACCCAGCGTTCCAATCCTTTGCGGCTGCTGGTGTCTCCGATGGGGACACTATTCGTTACGGTATTGAAGAGAATAACAACTGGGAAATCGGCACTGGTGTATATACAGCGGCAGGGACAACCCTGACCCGTAGTGTCACTGAGAGTTCTAACGCTGGTTCACCCATTGACCTTCAAGGCAACGCTGTAGTGTACGTCACAGCGGCTGTAGGGGACTTCCTAGAGCCTGACAACAACCTCAGTGATGTGGACGACGCCCCAACAGCTTTGGGCAATCTGGGGCTTACAGCTACTGCTGCTGAGTTGAATACTCTAGATGGTATTACAGCGACAGTAGGTGATCTCAACAAACTTGATGGCCTCACAGCTACAACCACTGAGTTGAACACTCTGGATGGCCTCACAGCTACAACCACTGAGTTGAACAAACTTGATGGCGTTACAGCAACAACCACAGAGATTAATTACCTCAGTGGTGCAACAGGTAACATACAGAACCAATTAGATAGCATCAGTGTTACTGCGGGTAGCTTAACCAAGTCTTTCGCTTCTGGTGAAACTTCCAGCATTTCTTTGTCTTCAGCTTTGTCGCCAGCACCTGTCGTGTCGGTGACTAAAGAGGTTCCGCAGGTAGGTATCGTTAGCAAGGGTTCTTGGGATGTTGCTACGAGTGGTGCAAACTATGATCGTCTTGATAGTGCGTATGATACTACTCTGACACCTTATACGGAGGGCTGGGATGTTTCTACTGCGTCTTTCGTTCAGAGCTTTGATATTCTCCAGCAAGAGAGCCAAGTTCAGGGCGTATTCTTTAAGCCGGATGGCACTAAGATGTATATTATTGGTTATGCGAGCGATCAAGTTCACGAGTACGACCTGAGTACAGCTTGGGATGTATCTACTGCATCGTTACTTCAGGAGATTAGTGTAGCTGCTCAAGAATTAACCCCATCAGGAATCTTCTTCAAACCTGATGGTACTAAAATGTATGTTGTAGGTTTAAGTGGATGGGACGTAAACGAATACAACCTAAGCACAGCTTGGGATATCTCTACAGCATCCTTTCTTCAAAACTTTAGTGTATTTTCTCAAGAGACTAGTATAACAGGAGTCTTCTTCAAACCTGATGGTACTAAGATGTATATTATTGGTTATGCTGGAGATGATGTAAATGAATACAACCTAAGCGCAGCTTGGGACATTTCTACAGCAGTCTATAGTCAGAACTTTAGTGTATCTGCTCAAGAAATTACTCCAGAGGATTTCTTCTTTAGACCTGATGGTACTAAAATGTATGTTCTTGGAAACACTGGAGACGACGTAAATGAATACAGCCTAAGCACGGCTTGGGATGTGTCTACCGCTTCTTACAGCCAGAACTTTAGTGTTTCTGCTCAAGATACAGACCCAAGAGGTATCTTCTTCAAACCTGACGGTAGTAAGATGTATGTTGCGGGTTTTTCTGGGAATGACATAAATGAGTACGACATTACCTTGAATAATTTCCTAGCCCTCGGCTCAGGCTCTTTCGCATCTACAGACGTGGGTAAAACCATTGAGGGCAACGGCGGTGTAGCTGTATTGACTGCCACTGATGGCTCGTACACCGAAGTTACAGCATTCACTGACAGTAGCACTATTGCCGCTGGTGACTGGGGTATGTACGGCGCTGTGTTTGACGCTACGAATGGCTTGGAGTTGAGTGGCGGCGGCTTTGGTACTTGGGATATTTCTCAAGCATCCTTCCTTCAAAACTTCAGTGTGTCTGCACAAGAAAGTTTTCCAACAAACATCTTCTTTAAGCCCGATGGTACTAAGATGTATATTGTCGGGATCACTGGAGATGATGTAAATGAATACGACCTGAGCACAGCTTGGGATGTTTCTACAGCTTCTTATCTCCGTAATTTTTCTGTGGCTTCTCAAGAGACTAATCCAAACGGTATCTTTTTCAAGCCGGATGGCACTAAGATGTATATTGTTGGAGCTATAGGGCGTGACGTAAACGAATACAACCTAAGCACAGCTTGGAATGTATCTACTGCCTCTTACAGTCAGCTCTTCAGTATTTCTGCTCAGGTGAGTGAACCGCAAGGTATATTCTTTAAGCCCGATGGTACTAAAATGTACATTCTTGACCAGACCGGAAGCGATGTATATGAATACAACCTAAGCACCGCTTGGGACGTTTCTACCTCTGTTTATAGCCAGAACTTTAGTTTAACTGCACCAGCCGATACCAATACAGGTTTCTTTTTTAGGGACGATGGCCTTAAGATGTATGTTGTTGCCAGGAATTTGGATGCCGTATATGAGTACAACCTAAGTGCAGCTTGGGATGTTTCTACAGCTTCTTATAGCCAGAGCTTCAGTGTGTCTTCTGAAGAGGCTAATGCAATGGGTATATTCTTTAAGCCCGATGGTACTAAAATGTATATTGTTGGGTACAGTGGAGATGACGTAAACGAATATGACCTAGGCTTTATCTCTGCACCAACATCCCAATACACCCCCTCCATCACCAACACAGGCGGCCAAATCAACAGCGCCTTCTGGCTAGACATCAATGGTATGACCACAGATGAAGCTGCTGGTGATGGCAACGTCTACTATGCTGTATCCACAGATGACCGCACTACATGGTCTGTCATTAAGGATGCAGATGGTGTTCGTCCGATTGTTCGGGATAATGCTGGGACTTGGGAGTATAATAGTTCTGTCAGTCTTGTAGATAATTGGGATATTTCTGCTGCGTCTTTCGCCCAGAGCTTTAGTGTAATAAATCAAGAGAATAGCCCACGGTCTGTCTTCTTTAAGCCTGACGGCACTAAAATGTACATTGTTGGGACTAATATTGATGTCGTAGTTGAGTACGACTTAAGCACCGCTTGGGATGTATCTACAGCGTCATTCCTTCAGAACTTTAGTCTAGTTGGAAACCCTCTTGCAAGCCCTCTTTCAGTGGGTATCTTCTTTAAGTCTGACGGTACTAAAATGTATATTGAAGACTTTGGGGATAGAGCCGTATACGAATACAATATAAGCACAGCTTGGGATGTGTCTACAGCTTCTTATGTTCAGAACTTTAGTGTATCTGCTCAAGAATCAACTCCAGAGGGTCTCTTCTTTAAGCCTGACGGTACTAAAATGTACATTGTTGGTAGAACCGGAGATGACGTAAATGAGTATAACCTAAGCACAGCTTGGGATGTATCTACAGCATCTTATAATCAAAACTTTAGTGTATCTGCTCAAGAAACAAACCCAAACGGTATCTTTTTCAAGCCTGACGGTACTAAGATGTATGTTATAGGGTCTGATGGAGATAACGTAAACGAATACAACCTAAGTACGGCGTGGGATATTTCTACAGCTTCTTATGTTCAGAACTTTAGTGTTGCTACTCAAGACACTGCTCCACAAAGTGTCTTCTTTAAGCCCGATGGTACTAAAATGTATATTGTTGGAGCTGCTGGCAGCCGTTATGTAAGTGAATATGACGTTGGTTTTGTGGACTACACAACATCAACAACATGGACATCAGCCACAACCAACACTGAGCTATATGCACTTCAAGAGGCACTGACTGAGGTGTCTATCAACCGAATGGACAAAACTCAACTAGAGGCAGTCACTGACCCTAATCATTACACACTAGGTGACACCCTAGACTTGATGATTGGTCTGTACTTGGATTCTGCATCTGCAAGTGTACCATCCTCCGATGGTGTCTCTATCGACTATGATGCAGAAAGCCTGAATAAGGGTGCTATCCTTGGGACCGACTACGACTATGACTTCCCAGATAGTACGACAGTTCGGATTACATCTAACGCAACACAGAACCTTAAAATACGGGTAGTATAACATGTTAGGATTTGCGCCATTAGCTTCAGGTCCATTATCTGATGATACTGGCACGCTGATCTATTACTTAGGGTCAGACAATGTTGTCACAGGCAATTTTGTCGTCCCTGCGGTAAACATGGATGAGAACGAAACCTTCTCAACCTCTGATATTACCCTTGGTGTTCCTGTTGTTGATACTACTGAGGTATCTGAGGTAAACGCCCTTAACTCTAACGACATTACTACAGGGTCTCCAGTTGTAGGTCAAGTCGATCTATCTGAGGAAAACAATCTCTCTGGTGAGGATGTAACTGCTGGGGCTGTCGTAATTGACTTTAGTTCGATTAGTCAGACCCACAGGGCTTCACCAGAGAACCTTTATACGGGCAGCCCAGACGTTCCTGTCATCTCGTATATCCCAAGGTTCCCTCTTTTTGATGTGGTAACGGGCGCTGTAGATATTGACCCTGCCAACATGGATCAGGAACACAACTTCACAGCCCCTAACATTCTTACGGGTGCACCTGTTATTGATGAAGGTCTATTGAATAAGTCTTTCCGTAGATATGTCACTATCACTGGTAATTCAACAAACGGTGTATTTGTCTACGAACAATATAATAAGGCAGTCTGATGGCATTTTCTATTAAACAGAACGACACATCCCCTACTCTTCGGGCTAACATCCAAGACTATGAAGGGACGAACATTGACATCACAGGGGCTTCTGTTCGTCTCCACATTAAAGAGGTTGGCGGGAGCACTCTGGTTATTAAGGATATGACCATTCTTGACCAAGAGACAGGGCTTGTTCAATACGACTGGGTGACGGGGGATACTTCACAGGCAGGTAACTTTAACGCAGAACTTCAGGTTACTTATGCCGATGGTGAGATTGAGACTTACCCTAACAACGGGTACTTCACAATCACAGTCACTGCGGAACTTGCGTAATGACAACGTGGACTAGGAACCTCTATGAACATGACTACCTAGCCATATCTAAGGGTGAATCTAATGACTACTCCGCTAGAAACATCTTTGGTTATAATGCTCTTGTAGGTACATCTTATATTCCCCTGTGGGAGAACAACACAGTTTACACCTACCCCACACAACCCTTGACCATGACAGTTACATCTAACGTAGCAGACAATGGTGTACAAGTGCGGATCATAGGTCTTGATGGTGACTACAATGTAATCACTGAGGTTGTAACTCTGGCAGTATCGGTCGCAACAACCCAGCAATTCTTCCGTATCAATGATGTCGTTACGATCAGTGGGAACGCTGCCAACGACATAACGATAAGCAATGGTGGGATAACCTACGCTAAAGTCCGTGCTGGTGACGGTAAGAACCAAGCTAGTATCTACACAGTACCCGCTGGACATAGCTTGTACCTAGTTCGTATTGATGCTTTCTGTGCCACTGCTGCTCAGAACAACAGGCAAATCTTCTTCAGGAACCTCGCTTGCTTACCCAGCGGTGTAAAGTTGAGGGTAGCGGAGACTTCCTTCTTGGAGACTATGCACATTCAACGTCAAGTTCCTTTCAGGTACAACGAGAAGACTGACATTGAGTTTCAGCTTCATGGTAGTGCTGGCGAACAGTTTGTTAGTGTCTTTGGTGAAGCTATCCTATGTAAAAACGTAATAACAGGTGAACCATAATGGCTCAATACGCTAATGACATATTTACTACTGAACCTGAAGCTATCTCCCGTAGTTATGACATGGGCCTCAATGGTGTCACTCACGTTTCTGATTACGATGGACAGGCTGTGTATATGCCCGGTGAGAGCCACGAGGCCTACCTTTCGTTCTACGAAGGGGGTGAGCCTACCGAAGAGGCAGAAGAGCCATCAGTGAGCCGTATAGAGGCTCTCAGGGCCGTTGTAGCTGAGATACTAAAGGTAGACTTCGCTAAGGCTGAGTATCAAGGCGAAACTGTCACCCTGAACAAGCCTCGTCGTATCAAAGGTGGCAACAAGAAGTTTGAGGTGTTCGTACAGGACGGTGGCAAGGTCAAACGGGTAGCTTTCGGTGATCCCAACATGGAAATCCGTAGGGACGATCCCAAAGCTCGTGCCAATTTCCGCTCCCGCCATTCCTGTGATACCAAGAAAGATAAGACAACGGCTGGCTACTGGTCATGTCGTATGTGGGAATCCAACACATCGGTGGGTGAAATGACAAAGAATATCGAAGGTAAAATCCTTAAGACCGACGACGAACAGCGTATGGTCTACGGATGGGCTTCTGTAGTTACAGAAAAAGGTGAAGCCGTTATTGATCGTCAGGGTGACGTTATCGAAGCTGGCACACTGGTAAAAGCCGTTAATGAATTTATGGAGCATGTGCGGGTCGGCAAGGCTATGCACGTTGGAGATCAAGTTGGCGTAGTTGTCCACTCTCTTCCTATCACTAAAGAAATTGGTGATGCTCTTGGTATCCAGTCTGATCGTGAAGGGTGGGTTGTCGCTTACAAAGTATTCGATGATACCGTCTGGGATATGGTTAAATCTGGTGAACTCGCTGCGTTCTCTATAGGTGGACGTGCTATCAAGGAGGAAATCTAACTTGCCTAATCTCCTGAAAAACTTGCACCTTGAAGAACTTTCCCTTGTGGATCGTCCAGCCAATGCACAAGCAATGGTCTCTCTCTTCAAGCGTGACAACTCCGATGAGGAAATTACGAAAATGAACGAAGAAATGGAAGCCAAAGTAAAGGCGTACATGGACGACAAAGGCTGTGGCCGTGGTGAAGCTATGAAAGCTCTCGGCTACGACATGGAAAAAGCGGATGAAGCTGTAACAGAAGAAGTCGCTGAGAAAGCCGCTCCTGAAGTTGAAGCTGTAGAAGCTCCTGAAGTTGACGTTGAAGCACTTAAGGCTGACTTTGATCGTCTTTCTGCTGAGAACCAACATCTCCGCAAAGGTTTGATTGACAATGGTTACGTTATTCGTGCCGACTCAATCGAAAAGAAAGCGGAAGAAGAAATGATGGACATCGACGGTGAGATGGTAGCTAAGAGCGACATCCCAGCCCCAGTCCTGAAAGCACTCGAAGCTGCTGCTGTAGCCAAGCGTGAACATGAAATCGAAAAGGCTGACCTTGAGTTGACAAAGAAAGCGGAAGAAGTTCTGCCACACTTTGAAACTGGTGCAGCTAAGTCACTTCTGAAATCATTCTCAGAAGATGAAGCAATTATGGTAATGCTCAAGGCCGCTGATGCAGCTTTTGAAGCCTCCATGCAAGAATTTGGTAAGTCCGATGTAGATGGCGAGTTCGCTACTTCTGCTGACAAACTGGATGCTCTCGTGAAGTCCTACATGGACGAAAACCAACTGAAAAAGAGTGAGTATGCCAAGGCTTATGCTGCTGTAGCTAAGACCGAAGAAGGCAAAACACTCATCACTAAATCCTATAAAGGGGAATAATCATGGCCGTCATGCAATCTCGTGATAACCGCACTTTCATCGCTGGGGAAGACCTTTCCGCAGCACAATTCAAATTCGTAACTCTGGAAGCCGATGGTCAAGTTGACTTGGCTGACGCTGCTGGTGAGAACGCTATTGGTGTATGTCTTGCTGGTGCTGCCGCTGGTGCTGCCGTGACCGTATGTGTCTCTGGCTCCGTCATGGTAGAAGCTGGTGGCGTTATTGCTGCTGGCGCTAAAGTTCAAACTGGTGCTGATGGTACTGCTTTGACTGCCGCCGCTGGTGATGTTGTTCTGGGTTACGCTCGTGAAGCTGGCGTAGACGGTCAGATCATCGAAATCGAAATGATCCAAGGCGGCAACGTAGTCCCAGCCTAATCTAGCATTAAAGGAATAATATAATGCCACTTTTGACCCCATCTCAGGTACATATTGACCAGCCGTTGTCTAACTTGACACTGGCCTATGTACAAGAACAAACTAACTTTGTTGCTGACAAAGTATTCCCAACCGTAGGTGTTGCTCGTCAGTCTGACAAGTATTACATCTATGACCGTGCGAACATGAACCGCTCTGGTGACGTAAAGAAACTTGCGCCACGCACAGAAGTTAACCGCATCGGTA